TGGTACGCCCGAGTGGAATCGAACCACCGCACACGGCTCCGGAGGGCTTATTGCAAGCTTGAAAACCATTGATATAACTAGCTTTGTTGCTTTATGGTCGCAGTTTTGGTCGCACTCTTTGATTTTTTCTTCTGAAAAATGTCTATTATATGTCTGTTAAATCCTGGCATTGCATGTCCGTACATTTTAAGTGTTGTATTTGCGTCAGCGTGTCCAAGACACCTTGATACTTCTAAGATAGGTATATCTTTAGTGAGTGCTGCTGTAGCAAATGTATGCCTGAATGTATGGATATTTTTATTTACTCCGGCCAATTCACATATCTTTAGCCAAGCACGTCGAATATTTCCATAGTTAAGAGCTTTACCGCTTTCAGTACAAAATACGAAGCCGTTTATATAAGTGATTTTACCGCTTGTCTGCATAGCTTTTAGTCTTTCTATACAGGCATTATAGACGATCGGGATGTAACGTATACCGGCTTTTGTTTTAGGTTCATGGAATACTTGACCAGTACCGCTGTCTTTTGCGCGTTGTATACAAATTTCTCTTTTATCAAAATCAATATCTTCCCATTTTATCGCAAGAAGTTCACCTATCCTGCAGCCAAGTACCAGGAGCAAATAAAATAATGTGTAGTATTTTTTATAGTATTTATTGGTACGTAGTACACGGAAGATGCGAATTAATTCACTAAAAGAAAATACTGACATTTCTTCATATTTGATTTTCACCGGTTCGACAGCTTGCATTGGATTATATTGTATCATTCTCAGAGCCACAGCTTTCTTGTAAGCGGCGAAAAGTAACTTATGTATTTTACTTATTGAAGAGGTACTTAAAACACCGTCATAGCTATTATACAGCTTTTGTATTTCTTTGCCGCTGAGTTGGTCGATTGGTATATGCGCAATAGGAGCAAGCTTATTAGCACTTTGTTTTTGCCTTGCAAAACTGTTGCTGCGCAGGTGTGGTTTTTGATATGTTTCTAAAAATTCTATTACCCATTCTCCAATGGTAATAGAAGAGGATGTAAGATTTCCTTTATCACGTTCTGCCCGTATTTCTTTCTTAAATTCTTTGGCTTCTTTTTCGGTGGCAAAGCGTTTACGGTGACGTTTGCCGTCGTTGTCACAATAGTCGTAACAATATTTTTTTCGTGCTTTGTCATACCATATTGTTCCGTCGCCGTACATTGTTTCACTTCCTTTCTAAATGGAAGTTTTTTGATAGTAATTATCAGTAGTTTTTATATCGTTGAATAAGTATAGATTCTTGTTTCATGCTTAAAATTTTTTTGTTCTTCCAAAATAGCCTCTATAACTTGGTATTTATTATAAGGGAATTGTATATTATATTTTAGTTCACCTTTGATAATATCTTTTAATTCAAGAAGAGTTTCTTTTGTTAGCAAACTGGAACCTTTACTACAAGAAAATATTTTTATAGAATTTTCATACCCGCACTCGAAGGCTGGCTTTGATGAATATGTTGATATTTCAAAATCGCAATTTATAAAATTGAACCTTAAAATTATAAAATTAGCATTTGTTAATGCATTTGTTAATGATTGGTTAAGAGATAAAATATCGCTCGAAAGGATCACATTAAAGCGTTGTTCGACTAAAAGCGATACTTCATTCTCGGCGTTATCAAGAATTCTTTTTAACTTTAATTCGTCAGACTCTTTATTGGTTTCTAGCATATTATACTTATATCTTAGTTCTATTAACTCTTTATTATGTTGTTGAATAATATCTTTTATTTTTTCGTTTAAATCATATATTTCTTTTTGGAGCATTTCATTTTTGTTTATTAGGTGATTGTTGTATTGAGTATTTTGATTTATTATTTCTTCTTCTCCTTGTTTCTTTTGCTTATCCATTGTTATAAGCCAGAAGTTTGCTATAAGAAATGAAATACCAATAATAATATCAAATATTTCCCAGTCGGAGCGTGACATTCTTATTTTCGCAAAAGGATTAAAAAGGATTGCTGTTGCTATGAAAAAGATGGTAGGTATCTGATAAAGTTTATTATTCAGAACCCACGCAAAAATTATAGCTTGTAGGGTAATGGTAATTCGCAGCATTTCATACCAGCCATAACTTGGTAATCCAAAAAAACCAGCATATAATGCGAAAAGAGGTGCAATATAGGTTGCATTAAATTTCATCAATTTCAACATTCCTTATTTCTAATTTTAATTTAAGTTTTAATAATTCTTGTTAAATTCATTTATGACGTTGAGCTTCAAGTTCATCAACAAAACAATAGTTATCAAAGTCATTATTTATAATATGCTCCTGCTCATGCAGAAGAGTTTTTCTATTTGCTTCATAGGTAAGACGTGCATTTAAGACACATATTTTTTCTCCATCCGCATTTGTAACGCAATATCCACCTATTTTGCAAGGAAGGTCTGCAAGAACCACCCTTGATATCATGGTTATCACTCCTGTTACTCTTCGTATTCTTCTTTCTTTTTCATTCTTGAAATGAGTTCTGCAGCTACTTTTAAATCTTCTGGAGATACATTTTTGGCCGCATCAAATAATATACGCATACCTGGATTGTCATAAAGTTCTTGGGCCATCTTTGCTGCCTCAGGATCAATGTAATAATGTTCGTGTTCAGAATTTACATTCTCATCAGTCAATAAAGATGTTGGATGAATTTTTAATACTTCTGCTAATAGCGCCATCTTGTCACGACGCATATTTTTTATAAATCCAGTTTCCCATTTTTTTACAGTACTTTTACTGACGCCAACATGATTGGCAACTTCCTCAAGTGTTAAATTTAATTGCTTCCTTCTTGTATATATTAAATCTTGAATATTCATAATAATATCCTCCTGTAAAATTATTATAACATCAAGGTTTCGTTTTGGCAACTAATCGAGCGCCAAAAGAGAAAAAAGTTTCCAAAAGGTATTGACATGTGAAATGTATTGAAGTAAAATTAAGTTGCTTAAAGGAAACGAAAGGAGGGAGTAAAATGAATTCAAATATGCTTATGGCAGAAATCAAATTGAATGGATTAAAAATGAAAGATTTTTTGTTGAAAATTCAAATGCCTAAAGGTACTTGGTCAAAGAAGATTAGAGGCATTACCGAATTTAGTAGATCGGAAATGAACGAAATAATTAAAGTGTTACATCTTTCGGATGAGAAAGTAATGGCTATTTTTTTTACCTCGAAAGTTTCTTAAAAGAAACGAAAACGGTTTGAGAAAAATATAAGCGAAAATAAAAAGGAGCATAAAGATGGAGATTTTCAGCAGAAAACCAATAATAAAATGTCATATATCTATTAATTCATATAAACGAGAATGGCAAGAATCGTTGTCAGATTTTATCAAAAAAATAAAACAAGAGTACGGAAAAGACCATACCCTTGTTTTTGAAACACATGTAGAAGACACTAAAGAAATTTGAATGGATTATATTCTGTATTTGCAGTATAGGAGGGATAAATTATGAATTTATATGAATATTGCGATGAATACAACCTAACTGAAACAGAAAAGAAAACCGTTAAGCAGATAGTAGAATTACTTAACGGCGAGAATCAACGTAAAGCAAAAGAAATATTAAGTTTTTGCGGAATGGTAATAGATACCATTAGTATGGTTTCTGTTGAGATTGAATGATTGAAAGCAAAGTTTTTAAATTATTGTCGATGGAAATGATGCGACATTGCTTTTCGGATTTAAGATAAAACGTACAGTTAGCACAATCATTAAAAATACGACCAACTTTACCGCCTGTCAAAGGACATTTTGTAGGGAATTCCATAACAATCACCTCCTTCCTACAATCATTATAAGAAGGAGCAGGTTCTTTTACAACACAAAAAAGAAACACCCGCTGCACCCTGGAAAAGTTTAGCGAATGTTTCTTGAACCCAGCCGAAGCCGGTGAGAAAAGTATAGCACACTTCGGCTGGTATATCAACTTTGAAAGAGGGATATACCATGAACAAAAAAGATGAAGCTTTGGCAAAGTTTGTCGAAGTGATAAAGAATTTAAGTTCTAAAGAGTTTGAAGAAAAGTATGTTAAGGAGGATGACACAACAATGGAAGATATGAAAAGCTGTGACATAACTAAAGAACAAAAAGAAATTAAGGCGGTAGCAGGCGATATTCTGAAGCTTCTTAACGGCAAAAACATGAAAGATATTGAGATGATCTTATTTGAAGTGCGCGAACACTGTTATGCTAACTACACTTTTACTTATAAATCAAGATAGTAAGGATATTGTTGAAATTGAAAGAAAGGAGGACCAAGAAGATGGAGCTTGTGACGTGTGACGAGTATGCGAAAAGCAGAGGATTATCGTTGGTTACCATCAGAAGGTATTGCCGTGAAGGAATTGTCCCATACCTTCGGATTGGTAAGGTATATAGGTTAGATCCTCCGCTAGTTGATGAAGCTTTAGCACAAGTTATGCGTGAGAATATGGAATATCGCTCTAATGGGATAAAGCGAAGTCGTAAGCGAAGGAAAAATTTTGATTTTGAAGCAGCTCTAAAGGCTTTATAGGAGGTTGAATTATGAAAGCACTAATCAAAGTAGCAGGAACAGCAGTAGTGATGAAAGAGAGTATTAAGGAGCAGCCTTGTGTATGGGCTTTAACCGCTTTATCTATAGCAACAGTAGTTAAGCTGATATATGACATAGGCTACGCTATGGGGCAGGTGGCAGGCTTATGATTAGAGATTTTACCGTAGCAACTACTGCAATATTTGTCGGAACATACATTGCTATTATGGCTGCTGTAGTGACAGTAGGGGTGTTGAGATGAATAGGCAAAAGAAAAAGAGCTACCGAAGTTGCAGCTTCGATAGCTCAGGTGGACTGTAAATTTTACGAAGTTTAGCGTCCACCTTCATTTTAGCAAAACGAAGGAGATTTGTAAATGGATAAGTTACGGCAGGAAAAAATCGATCGTTTGAATACTGCAGTAGAAATAATAAAAAAGACGTTTTCAGAACCAGTTAAATTTCCAGTCCGTTCATCTCCGTATCCAGTCGTTGTATGTGTACATTGTGGATGTAGAGTGCCAATAGAGGATACACGCTGTAGATGCGGCGGTCAAACTTTTAGAGAGTTTTAGGAGGACATAGAAATGAATGAGAAAGAAAAGTTAGCGGCCTTTCGTGCACTTCAGCAGGCATACGGTGAGCCTAAAGTAACCGCAAAGCAGGCTGTTAAATTGCTTAGACGTGCAGAACGGTGCAAAGGGGGTATAGGCAATGAAAGAAATAAGACTTCTTACTGCAGATGAAGTTGAATGTCGGGTCGCCACGGTAAAAAAAGATAACAGCGGGTGTTCGTTGTTGTTGTATAAGGACGCCAGGGTCGATATGCGCATTCTTGACGAGACGTTCGGACCGATGAATTGGCAGCGGCATCACGGACGGGATAACGCAAATTGTATTATCTCGGTGTGGGATGATGATAAAAAGCAGTGGATCGAAAAAGAGGATACTGGCACTGAGAGCAACACAGAAGCCGCCAAGGGACTGGCAAGTGATAGCTTTAAACGTGCCGGGTTTAACTGGGGTATTGGGCGTGAGCTATACGATGCTCCGTTTATATGGGTGCAGCTATCAAAGCAGGATTTATCTACCAATGGGAAAATCACTGCAAAGTTTTTTGTGAAAGACATAGAGTACGATCGGACTAAAAGTGAGTTTGTGAAGCTAAAAATCGTGGACAGTAAGGGGGTTGTACGGTTTGAGCTGGGTAAAAAAGTTGATGCGTCTGTAGCGGAACATAAAGCAACATCACCTACGCCAATAGATCAAACACAGCCTGCGTTTCCTGACGAAAATACTGGACCACAATTTTTGATGTGTCAGGAATGTACGGTTGAAATTAGCCAAAAAGTACATGATTATAGCGTGCAGAAATTTGGTAGGCCGCTCTGTATGAAATGTCAGAAGGCAATAGCAAAATGAAGTTCACGGTTAAAGGGTTACAGACATTAAAAGGGATGGGATACATAAATTTAGTAGTACCTGTCCCTTTATCAGAGGAAGAAGAAATCAATAAAATCGATCCTGAAAAGCAGTATGTTGTAGAAGTCAAGCAATGGCGAAAAGGGCGTTCTAACGACGCTAATAAATACGCTTGGGTATTATGTCAAAAGATAGCAGAAAAGCTGTCAGAAGAGAGCTTTCACAGCAAGGAAGATGTTTACAGGAAGGCAATTAGGGAATGTGGTTACGGCAGAATATGGCCAGTGCCAACTGACGCTGTAAACAGAACTATTGAAATTTGGCAAAGTAATGGTGTTGGATGGATAGCTGAATTAGTTAGTGAATGTCAGAACATTAAAGGCTATAGCAATGTAAGGGTATATTACGGTAGCAGTGCTTATGACACGAAAGAGATGAGCCGTTTTATAGATTGCCTGGTATCGACGGCAAAAGAGATTGGTGTAGAAACAAGGCCGCAGGAAGAATTAGATGAGCTGATCAGGGAGTGGGGCGTTAAAGATGATTCCAAAAATAAAGAGGATAAGACTTAAGGGTAAAGCGCTTAAAAAACTCTGCGAGGAAGTATATCGGCGTGATGATTGTTTGTGTGTAAACTGCAATAGCTTTGTTGAGTCTGGAGTTAAGCCACACCATGAGCCACTAAAGTCACAAGGCGGACAGGATAGATTGGAAGATATGGCAATGCTTTGTAATAAATACCATTACCTGCGCCACAATGCCGCCGAAGGCGTTGTAATTGGGCAAAAGGTAAAAGCGTATTTATCTACAAAATATGACCATCAGGAGTAAAGTGCTATGAATACTGGGTTTATTGCTTTACATCGAAAATTGTTAGATAGTTCGATTTGGCAGGTTACGACAGTTGAGCAAAAGGTAATTTTAATCACTCTGCTTTTAATGGCAAATCACAGTGAAAAAAAGTGGTATTGGCAGGGAGAAGAATTTATTTGCCAACCGGGACAATTTATAACCAGCTTGCCTAATATCGTAAAAGCTTGCGGAAATGGACTAACAGTCCAAAATGTAAGGACTGCGTTAAAAAAGTTTGAAAATATGAATTTTTTAACAGACCAATCAACAAAGACTGGAAGGCTGATAACTATAGTAAACTGGCAGGTTTATCAAGGAAAAAGGGAAGTCGATAACAGACAACCTAACAGTCAGCTAACAGACAGCCAACAGACACATAACAGACGACCTAACAGTCAGCTAACATCTAACAATAATGATAATAATATAACAATGATAAACAATGATAATAATAATAACGCGCACGCACGCGAGCAAACCCAAAATGGATTAGAGGTTAACGAAAAAGAAAAAGGCTTTGAATTATTTTGGGAATTGTATCCGTCGAAAAGGAAAAAGCCTGTTGCAAGAATAGCATGGATGAATATGCGTGTACACTCTGAAGAACAGTATGCATTGATTAATGCTGCTGTTGAGCGATATAAAAAAACTGACCAGTGGCAGGAAAATAACGGTCGTTACATTCCTGATCCTGATACGTTTTTGCAGGACAGGCGTTGGGAAGATGAGATACGTGTTACAGAGCAGAAAAAAGAATGGGCATGGTGAGGTGATTTGAATGCTTGATATAGGCGATATAGAAGCTGCGTTTGTGGTATGGCGAGCAGCTGGCTTAACTCCACCACCGATGAATGATGTGCAGCGGGAAAACTTTATGGCAAAAACGTTGGAACAATACAAGTATACACAGGTCAATGATTGGGCGGAAGCTGTTGAGTGGGTAGCTAATAACAATACGCGCTGGGCAACGTGGTTCGACATCAATACAGCGCTGTCTATAGTCCGGCAGAATAAAATCGGCGCAGAAAAGAAAGCTATTGAGCGTAATTCTAAAGCGGCAAATGAGTTTGTTAAAAAGTTGTTTGCTGATCTTGCTGCCGGTAAAACATTTGGCGAACTACGGCAGCCAATAAGCGAGAAAGTTAGAGCTGCAGCAAAGAGGATTTTCCCTGACGCCGATGATAGCTTTATAAAGCGTAATTACAACGATATCAGCTTTATCGCAGACGTCGAACGAAAATGCGCTGAATGTATTAACACTGTTGATTGCCCATACAGCGGACATCAACCGTTTTTGAGAGTAGACAAAGAACGTGGATTTACTTATGTGGTTGCTGATCGTGAGCGGTGTTATAAATATCATCCGTTAGTGCCTGATGTAGTACCAAAACGGTCAGCACGTCGTCAAGGTGATTTACTTAAAGTTTGATTATAGGAGCAGTGGTAATTATGAAAATAAGTGCAGAAAAATTACAGGAGATTATAGAAAGTCACGGTAGATGGTTGCGGAACGCAGAAAGAGGGGAACGTGCAGACCTCAGCAGTGCAGACCTCCGCGGTGCATACCTCCGCGGTGCAGACCTCCGCGGTGCAAACCTCAGCGGTGCAGACCTCAGCAGTGCAGACCTCCGCGGTGCAAACCTCCGCGGTGCATACCTCCGCGGTGCAGACCTCAGCAGTGCAGACCTCCGCGGTGCAAACCTCAGCGGTGCATACCTCCGCGGTGCAGACCTCAGCAGTGCAGACCTCCGCGGTGCAAACCTCAGCGGTGCATACCTCCGCGGTGCAGACCTCAGCAGTGCAGACCTCCGCGGTGCAAACCTCAGCGGTGCATACCTCCGCGGTGCAGACCTAGACAAAACATATTATCAAGTTGTTAGAATTGGCAGCCGCCTAGGAACAACTACTTATTGCGTAGATGACGACAATGTCCTGTGCGGATGCTGGAATAACTACAAAGGTGGTACGCTAGAAGAATTTAAAACTCGTGTAGAGAGTGTATACGGACGTGAAGGTAATAATCCTAACGAGCAATATTACGATGAGTATATGGCGGCAATCACATTCTTTGCGGCAATGAAGGAGATAAAAGAATGAAAATTAAAGCAACGACACCATGTTATAAATTCAGAGATGCAACACCGGAAGAGCAGATTGCAAAAATCAAAGAAGAACTGGCTGAGGTAGAAGCTGCTTACACAGAGTTTAAAAAAGTGCCGACAGAAGATAAGCTGCTGGCGTTGATGACGGAGATTATCGACGTTAAGGCTTGCTGTAACACGTTTGTTTACCAGCTGCGGAAGAATCATGCTTTGGCGTTTTTGGCTTATGCCAAAGCTAAGCGAGAAGTCATAAATAAAAATCTTGCAAGAGGGTACTACTTTACACCAGAAGATATTGACAAGCTGAACACTAATAAGTCAGAACCATTTTGAGGTGAGATCATGAATTGCGATATATGCCATAAGGATACAACGGCGGGTAGTCACGTAACCAGAGGTCGATATTTTGAGGTGCATATTTGCCCGAACTGCTTGATGTGGTCCGATGATCCACGGGCCGTGAAGGCACGGGAGATATTTAATAACTTTAAAAGATTGCAGGACAAGGAATGCGTTAGCATAAGTAGCGAGGATCAACATGAAACTAATGAGCTTATTTGATGGCAGTGGAGGATTTCCTTTAGCAGCAAGCTTGTGCGGAATAGAGCCTGTTTATGCATCGGAAGTTGAACCATATCCAATAGCTGTTACTAAAAGCCGTTTTCCAAATATGAAGCACTTGGGTGATGTAAGCAGAATCAAAGGTGCAGAGATAGAACCAGTGGACATTATAACTTTCGGAAGCCCATGTCAAGACATGTCAGTAGCTGGTAAACGTGCTGGTTTAAAACATACGGCTGTCGGCGACGAAGAAACAACACGAAGCGGGCTGTTTATGGAGGCAATCCGAATAATAAAAGAAATGAGGGTTAAAACAAATGGAATTTATCCAAGATTCGCTGTTTGGGAAAATGTATCAGGAGCATTTAGCAGTAATCGGGGAGAAGATTTCCGGCTTGTGCTTGAAGAATTTATTAAAATCACGGAACCGAACGCCGTTATGCCTGCGGTTCCGCAAGCTGGCTGGGCATATGCAGATTGTATCAGTGGAGACGGATGGAGCATTGCATACCGAGTTTTTGACGCTCAACATTGGGGAGTACCCCAGCGTCGCCGTAGAATCTACCTTGTCGCAGATTTTAGAGGCGAATGCGCCGGAAAAATATTATTTGAGCGCGAGGGCGTGCGAGGGTATTTTACGCAGAGCAGAACGCCGGGGCAAGGAATTGCCGGAAATACTGAAAACGGCACTGGAACAGATGATAGAGCGGGAGAAAGCGAGTTAGTTTTAGACGACCAGGGCGGACAGCAAATCAGCGTCCGCGCTGACGGCAAAAGCCCTACTTTAAGGGCCGAAGCGCACGGAAATGTGCCTTGCGTTATTAATAAAAAAACTCTTGTTTACGATACAAGAGGCAACGGCGACGGTAAAACTGTACCGACTATTACAGGCGACCATAACAACCGTGTTACAGATTACACAGCATTATGCTGTGAGGCAGTCCCCTGTTTATTTCAGCCTATACCTATACACGACCAAGCTACTCGGTTTAGCGGCAAGCGTGGCGAAAAGCAGGACGGCAAGGGAAATGGACTCGGCGTCGGACAAGCTGGCGACCCAATGAACACGCTTACGGGGACAGATAGACATACTGTGTGTTATGCAATGCAGGCTTTTGGAAAATATGTAGAAAGCCAAAAAGCAGGAGCGCTAAAGGCAAGAGATTACAAAGACGCTACCGACCTTGTGGTAAATCCGACAATAATAGACAGGGCTTTCTTCAATCAAGGCGAAAACGCTAAATATGACCCCCAAATATACACTGACGGAATTTGCCCGACGATTGTCGCAAGAGGTCCAGCAGCGGTGCAGGTACGTTATATAGTACGCCGCTTAACACCTACAGAATGTGCACGCCTACAAGGATTTCCCGATACATGGGGACACCCCGATAAAAAAGAAAACTTCACGGATGAAGAATATAAATTTTGGCTTGAAGTACGTAATGCTTACGCAAAAATCAACAACAAAGCCGTTAAAGACTACACAAAAGCGCAAATGCTTGCCTGGTATAGCAAGCTGCATACGGACAGCGCAGAGTACAAGATGTGGGGCAATGGAATAGCTCTACCTAATGCACTATATGTTATGCAAGGTATAGCAGCAGAAGCCGAGAGACCGACAAATTTATTTTAGTTAAAACGGCCGCGCATACTAACTATATACAAGCATAAAGGGAAGTATACCCCTGCGGAGGTGATTAGCCCGTAGGGGGCGGCCTTTTAAATATAAGATTGGAGTGGTAAGGCATGAAGAAATACTGTCGTTATTGTAGTAACTGTATGGATGCAGGCGATATTTATTATTGTGACGCTAAAGCAATTCCGAACACAAGCATAAATGCTATATTGCCAATAGAAAAATTAAAGCGTGTCAATAAATGCAAAGATTTTTGCTTTTGTGCAGTAGATGTGTTAGATCCGATAGGGGATAGACGATATAAACCGCGACGTCCATCTGTTCTGAAAAGAAAAATGTTAGAAGAAACCTTGTTCAAATAAAGGAGAACAGTGAATGAAACCAATCAATATAAAAGCTATGTTAGCAATGATTAAGGATGAGCCAGAGGATAAATATATACCGGTATTAAAGCCAGTACTTATGCAGGCTTTAACGGAACTCAAACAACTGCGCCGAAAAAACAGTCGGCTCGGCGGGAAAGTGGCTCGGTATCGGAGAGAGAAGGAAGAGCTTGAATATGCTTTGGCGATGTACCAATGACGACGTGGAATGAACTGCCGGCACACCTTGTAAGTAAAATACGTTCGGACAGCGTAACGGCTCCGGCGAATTTACCCGGGGCTGTACCTGTGCTGAAATATGGTAATGCAATAACTGAGGTTGACGGGATTCGCTTTGATAGCAGGAAAGAAGCAAAATATTATGAGGACCTACTTTGGCAGCAGCGTACCGGTGCAGTAAAAAGCATTGAATTACAGCCTGAATTCGTTTTACAGCCTGCTTATGAGGTTGCAGGTAAAAAGATAAGGCCGATTATTTATCGAGCTGATTTTAAGGTGACGGAAGCCGGTGGTCACGTTTATTACGTCGATACAAAGGGTATGAAAACACCGGTATATTTGCTAAAGAAAAAGATGCTGCTTTATAAGTACCCAGATATTGACTTTCGAGAAGAATAGGAGATGTTGAAATGACTGAAACGGAACTGACGAAAGAAATAAAAAAAGCGCTGTTGTATTATACCAAAGCTGATCAGGCCGGCGTGTATGGGTGCTATGAAGTTTGCCTGGGGGCTGGTTATGGTGATGAATATGTTGATTTTATGACAATGAATAGTACTAACGTCTTTCAGGCTTATGAAATAAAAATTAGTCTATCTGACTTAAAAAGCAAGGCAAAGCTATCATTTTGCGGAGATTATAATTACATCGTTTTGCCAACAGAACTTTATCGGAGAGAAGAGGTTAAAGAAGAATTGAAATACCATACAGCCAGGGGGATTGGAATTCTCTTGTATGGTGATTGTTTTGGACAGAAATACATAAGTCAGGAACGTATATCGAGGCAAAGGACGCTAAACATCGGCCGTAAAGTTGAGCTTATGCACTACATGATTCGGAGTTTGAGCCGATATCCAGTTAAATTAGCAAAGGCGGTGGAGTAGATGACCAAATATTATGTTGGCTCTAGTTTAAAATACCATTGTGTTTTTGAAAAAGCTGGTGACAAAAAGCGAAAGATACTGTTGATGTTGAATTGTCGAAGAAATGCAGAGCTTATTGCAGAGATACTAACAAGAGATGATAACGGTAAAGCGCAGACGCCATATGGCATACTTGATGCTATAGATGATTTAAAAGATAACATTGGTGGAATCCTGATAGAAAATAAACGTTTAAGGGAAGAACTAATAGCGCTAAGGGGATACTGACCATTTGCAGAACAGCTGTTAAATGCTATGGCAAGGCAGGCCAGTAGTCAAGGAATCCTATTAATTGAGATAAAGGATGACATAACCAATGGTTAGATACAGGCGTTGTACCCGCTGTAAAAAGATAAAACGTATAGTCAGCGACTTTGAAATACCATGTATACATAAAAGCTTTGAGCTTTGTGAGGAATGCAACAAAAAAGTAATGGAAAAACTTAGAAAGATGGTGAATAAAAATGGCTGAATTAAAGCCTTGTCCACGCTGCGGCGCAAAAATGGACGGTGAAACCGAATGAACATACTAAAGTTAGAAAGAGCAATAGCTTTATTAAAACCAATCATTTGGAAAATGCCTATGAACGAGAAAAGGGATGCTTATATAACTTTATTGACGGCTGCTCAAAAGCAGTTACCGCAAGAAGTAAGTCCCTTGTTATCAGATGATGATTTACCAGTAGGTTGGAAATGCCCTGTGTGTGGAAAATTAGTAGATGACGCTGCTCATTATTGCAAATACTGCGGTCAAGCTATATGTAATGATTAAGGAGTCAAGACATGAATTATCCTGATCTAATAAAATGGATATTTGAATTTGTATATGAACATTGGATATTAACGTTTTTGTTTATATTAGTTTCAAAGGGTTTGGGTTTAAAAATAAATCAATTGAACAAGGTGAGTGATACAAATGTTATTAACAATAGAGAGCAAGTTTAATATAGGTGATAATGTACATGGGCCTAAGGGAGAACGTAAAGTATTTGGTATTAAATTAGATTCTAAAGGTATCTTATATTTACTTGAAAGTGCAGATGGTACGAGAGAATGGGTACAAGAATATTGGGTTGTTCGAGAACATGAACACGAAGAGTTTGAGGAGGCTATTTTGAGCCAATTCGCAGAAGACAGAATAAATCCTTGGAAGAATTATTTTAGGCGATTTAGAAAGAAAAGCTAGAAGGAGACTGATATGCTAATAGAACTGTTACGAAAGCATACAGAGTGGTATTTTTTGAATAGGAAATATATTCAGAAAGCTGTTGATGATGAAAGAGAGCAGCGTACTGCAAAGAAAGGGCATACTGGGGGTGGAGGTCATGCTTTTATCAGTAATCCAACAGAAACATCTGCACTAAAGAATATTGAACCGATCAAGATGATTTCGTGGGGACAAGGCCCTTATCAAACTATAGTAATAAATCCTGAAGCATGGCTTGAAGTAATAGCTGAGACATATAAGGTTCATAAGAAACAAGCAGCAGGAGATGCTATGTTCCAGCGTTATGAATATAATAAGTCGCCAGGAGTAATTGCTGGACTAAAAGGTATGAATAGAGATACTTACTACGAGCTTCGCGAAGAGTTTTTAAACGATGCTGTCGTTTTAGCACTCGAAAAAAATTTATTGAGAATTAAAAATGTATCCGACAAATTACCTGTTCTGATGAGTTAAAATAGTATTATAAGTAAGTAGGCTTACAACAAGCTTGGTGAAACGTTCAAGCTTAGCGCTTGGACATTACCCGTGTAGCTCAGATGGCAAGAGCGATTGACTTTTAATCATTTGTCGCAGGTTCGAGTCCTGCCACGGGTAGTTTGGCATAGATGGGGAACACCTATCCACGCTTAAAGGCGCGTGTGCTGGACAGGTAATCTTCCAGCTGCCGCCCTGCCGTTGGGGTAATACAGCGGCTTATTTATTGGAGTGTGATTAAATGTTAGTAAAAGAACTAATAGAAAAGCTCAAGGAAATGCCTCAAGAGGCACTAGTGATGCATGATTATGATTGTGAACTTGTTCCTGTAGATAAAGTGGAAACGTATCCATTTGAAGGAACTATAGCTGTGGAACTGTCTACAGATTGGAGTAAGAATAACGTTAGTCTACATGAATAATTCGGCGTTGAAAAGTCGATAAAACACGGTAATATACATCAAAGTTTAGCATAAAACTTAATACAAAGGTACTTAACTTCGGTTAGGTGCTTTTTTATTTGCAAAGGTGGTGAGGAGATATGAGGATAAATCTGACCGGCAAGATAAAGAAGATAGCAAAGGCATTAGAGCTAAAAGGAATGATTTATCTATATTCAAGAGAACAGGTATACAGCGAGAAACTTTCTAAAGTCTGTACTATGTATAAACTAGATCATCTAATGCCCTGGGATGAATATAAAGAGAAATATCCTGATAAAGCTGAACGAAAGAGAAATAAAGGTGCCAATGTTAGAGTAGAAGTAGCAAGGTCGTTTAGAGAAATAGATATCCTGTATTATTTGGTGAATGTGTTAAAGGCAGGTGATAACAGTGGATGAAATTAGTCAAGCACAGAAGAATTTTGTTGATTACTTTATAGAAACCGGTAATCAAACTGAAGCATACAAAAAAGCGTATCCAACGTGTAAGACTGATAATTCAGCGGCGGCCAGTGCTAGTAAACTGCTAAGGAATAACAAGGTGAAGCAATATTTAGATGCACGAATGGCAGCAGTTGATAGTGATAAGATTGCTACAGCTGAAGATGTTCTTGAATATTTAACAAGAGTAATGCGTGGAGAAGAAAAGGACCAGTTTGGATTAGATGCTGGACTAAGTGATAGGACTAAGGCAGCAGAACTATTGGGTAAGCGCTATATGCTGTTTAAAGAACAACTAGATGTAAATCTTGAAGGCGATATTGCTGGTTTAATTGCTAGCCGTCGTAAGAAGGGTGATAGCGATGCCTAGAGTTGCTTTATCAGAAAAGGATATAAAGGCACTAACAGACTTTCTTGGAAGTGTCAGTAAAGATCCTTTGGAGTTCGTACGGCTTGCATTCCCGTGGGGAGAACCGAATACTCAACTTGAAGACAAAGAAGGACCTGATGAATGGCAGATAGAACTGCTGAACGATATCAAAGAAGGATTAAAAACGCCAGATCAGGTTATCCGTGAAGCCGTTGCATCCGGACATGGTATTGGTAAGTCTGCTATGGTGGCATGGATTATTCTGTGGGCTATATCGACACATGAAGATACAAAGGGTGTTGTTACAGCGAATACAGATACACAACTCAAAACAAAAACCTGGGCAGAGTTAGCTAAATGGTATTACTTGTTTGTAGCAAGAGATTTATTCACTTATTCAGCAACAAGCATTTATTCTAACCAAGAAGGTCATGAAAAGACATGGCGTATAGATGCAATACCATGGAATGATAGTAACCCTGCAGCGTTTGCGGGCTTACATAACCAAGGCAAGCGAACTCTGGTTATATTCGATGAAGCTTCTGAGATATCGGATATCATTTGGGAAGTAGCTGAAGGTGCAATGACAGATGCTGATACGGAAATCATTTGGTGTGTGTTTGGAAATCCTACTCAGAGTAGTGGCCGTTTTCATGCTTGCTTTCATAAAAACAGAAGTTTATGGAACCGTAAACAAATTGATAGCCGAACTGTTAAGATAAGTAACAAGTCTGAACTTGAGGGTTGGCGGGTGCAATACGGTGAGGATAGTGACTTCTTTAAAATTCGCGTGAAGGGCGAATTCCCTTCGGCTAGTGAGAAACAATTTATTAGTACCGCCTTAGTTGATGAAGCAAGACGTAGGACGTTACAAGAAAAGCAATTTAGATTTGCTCCTGTGATTATAGCCTGTGATCCTGCATGGACAGGAGGAGACGAAACAGTTATTTATCTTAGGCAAGGGCTATTTACGAAAAAGCTGTTTGCGACTACTAAGAACGATAACGACATTGAAATAGCAGGCATATTAGCCAGATTCGAGGACGAATACAAGGCTGATGCGGTGTTTATTGATCTAGGCTATGGTACAGGAATCAAGAGCGCTGGTGACGCATGGGGCAGATCGTGGACGCTGATTGCTTTTGGTGGGAAGTCAAACAGGCCAGACTGCAAAAATAAACGTGCTGAGATGTGGGCTAATATGAAAGATTGGTTGAAAGAAGGCGGGGTTATACCAGAAGATGACCAGACTTTAGCGGATGATTTAATGGGTCCTGAAACAGTACCTAATACTAGCGGGTTAATACAACTTGAAAGTAAAGAAGCTATGAAAAAGCGAGGTGTTCCCTCTCCTAATAGAGCAGACGCACTAGCTTTAACTTTTGCTCAATCTGTTGTAAGCAGGGAACAGGCGATAACAGAAGCACAATTTGATAATAGACAAAGGGTTTATGATCCGTTTGCCGGTATGTGAAGGGAGGTGAGACTATGCATAAGATTATGATGCAGTTACATGGTGGCGGCGGTGGAGGTGGCAGTGTTGAGCCTATAAAACAAAGCGCACCTGGCAGTACAGCAGCGGCCACTATTGATAGTGCGACAGAGGGAGAGAGACAAAGCCTGCTTCAAAAACTCTCTAAAGCTCGTGGAAGAAGCTATACCAATAAGACTGGTGGGCAGCTTACTTCTGATAGTGTCAAGAAAATGTTGTTGGGAGAATGATTATGGATATCAAAGATATGCTGCGTGACAGCGATAAATTAAGACGAAAACAACATACTATCTCCCAGCTTTATACATTGCGCAGCCAATATGAGCCAACGTGGAGGATGCTAAGCCGCTATATAAATCCGACAAGGGGCAGGTTTGAAGAAGATATCCAAAGCACAGAAGGGCATAGACGTGACGAATACCTTATAGACCCACATCCCCAAAAAGCAGTTGGTAAATGTGCGGCTGGTATCCACAGCGGGTTGACATCACCGTCAAGGCCTTGGTTTGAGCTTGGTCTGCAAGATGAAGAAAAAGCTAATTACCACGCTGTAAGGATGTGGTTAGATGATTGCCAGGAGATTATGAGCAGCATTTATTCTAAGAGTAATGCTTATAATATGCTGCAGCAGATTGAGGCTGAAATGGCTCAATTTGGTACAGGGGCTTCTCTGATGCTGGAAGACTACAATTATGGCATATGGATGAGGCCGTACACCTGCGGTGAATATGCTGGTGGTGTAGATGCAAGGGGGAGAGTTTATACGTTCGCTAGACGCTTCAGGTTAAGCGCAGACCAAATCGTTAAAGAATATGGTATTGATAACGTATCGGAAAGTGTGAAATCTGCTTATAATAACGGAAATATCACAACATACTTTGATATTGAAATGCTTATAGAGCGTAATGATGATTATGATCCTAACAAATTGGCTTTAGGAAATTTCCCCTGGCGCTCATATCACTATGAAAAAGGTGCTAATGACAAATTCCTGAAGATATCAGGTTTTAGGGAATGCCCGTTCCTCATGCCACGATGGACCTTGATTGCAAATGGTGTATATGGCTCTGGACCTGGACATAATGCTTTGGGCGATTGTATGCAGCTACAGAAGATTGAGAAGAATAAACTTAGGGCTATTGATAATGCTGCAGATCCGGCGATGGCATTTCCTGCTTCAATGAAGAAGCTTGACAGAATGCCAGGAGGACTAAATTTTTATCCTGATGGAACTGTACAGCAGGCTTATCCACTTGTAGACCCAAGAGCAAAGGCCTATGAAGGCATAGGAGCATTGTCTCTGGAGAAACGGCAGTCGATATCTGAAACGTTCTATAATGATTTGTTTATGATGATTACATCTCAGGATGGACCTCAAATGACTGCACGTGAGATTGCAGAGCGGCATGAAGAAAAGCTCCTGATGTTGTCCCCGGTACTTGAGCAAATGCACAATGAGGTTTTAGAACCTATGACGCTTCGCACTTTTGATATTTGTTTGAGACATGGGTTGTTTCCGCCTATGCCGGAGGAGATTGACAAAAGCGAATTAAAAGTATCCTTTATTTCTATCTTGGCCCAAGCCCAGAAAATGGTTGAAATACCTGCTATTGAGCGTACAGTTGGATTTGTTGGTAATCTTGCTGCTGCTCAGCCTGAAGTGCTTGATATCATCAATCTTGATGAAGCTGTACGAGGTTTTGCAGAATCTACTGGTGTCAAAGAAAAGATAGTACGTGATGAAAACGAAGTAGCTGAACTTCGCAAACAGCGTGCTCAGGCACAGCAGGAACAAATGCAAGCTGAACAGATGGCTGCTGCTGCGCCTGCTGTTAGGGATTATGCTGATGCGGCCAGGTTGATGAGTGAAACACCTGCTAATGGTGGCAATGCATTAGATCAATTGCTGGGAGGCGGGATTTAATGAAAAATAAAAAAATGAATATGCTTGCACAACAAGCGCTGGACGACTTGGACGTTATTATGCGGACCGAGAACGGACGGCGTTTTATTTATGCCATTTTGGAAAGCACAGAGGTCGAAACAGCGGTTTTTTCAGCTGAGCCATACTTCAATGCTTTCTTATCAGGTAAACGTGCTGTAGGCGTTGATTTGTTAAAGAATATCCGGATGCTGAACGATGGACATTCTTTAGAGATGCTGATGCGTAATGAAGCAGAGAGCGCTAGACACCCTCCTGATTTAGAAGATGATGACCTTTTTAAAGTAGATAACGACATAGCGGAGGTAAGACATGAATAAGTTTACACAAATGTTTTTTGAAGCAGATGGTGCTGGTGGAGGCGGTGACCCTGCTCCTTCTGGTGACCCGTTTGTAACAGAACCTGCTCCGGAAGTTGAGCCGAGTGGAGAGGCAACTCCTGCAGGTGACGGTGATCCTGTAACTACACCTAAAAATGTATTTGATGATCCTGTGCAAGAGCCTGTTGTTCCTGATAAATATGAATTCAACCTACAGGAAGGGCTGGAACTTTCGCCTGAACTGGAAGCTGATTTTACAGCGATTGCTAAAGACGCAAAGCTTACTCAGGAGCAGGCCACTAAGCTGATTGATTTGCATAGCAAAGTAGTTTTAGACGTTATGCATAAGCAGGAGGAAATTGTAGACGGTTGGACTGCTGAATGTCAAAAGCAGGGGCTTATTTCTCGTGAGAACATTGCTGCTGCTAAATTAGCTGTTAATACTTTTGGCGGTGGTGAGGCTATGCAGGTACTTGTAAATACAGGTGTGGCCAATCATCCGGCAATACAAAAAATGCTGCAAAACATTGGAGGCTTGCTTATGGAAGACCAACCGCCTGATGGGCAAGCACCTAAATCTAAGGAACTGGGCGACGCCGAGTTGTTTTTCCCCGGCGGCGGGTTCAAATAAAAATATTAAGGAGTGGTAAATAATGCCAGATTTGACAGGTTTCGCAACCCTTCAAGACTTTGCGTCTCGCCAAGGGTTCGACAAAAAGTATCAAAGAATTATTGAACTGCAAACCAAAACAAATAAGATTTTAAAAATTCTGCCGTTCAAAATGTGTAACTCTAAGGACTATGAGGAAGCTACATTGCGTTATTCTTTGCCGGAAGTAGCGTGGAGAATGATTAACCGCGGGACTAAGCCGAGCAAGTCTAAAACTAAGCAAGTATCTTTTACTTGCGGCGAGATGGAAGCGCTGGCTGAAATCGACGAAAAGCTTGCACGAAAGAATAATATGCAGGCTTCTTGGATGATGAGTGAGAATGCTGCTTTTCTTGAAGCAATGAACCAAGAAATGGCGACTACGCTTTTCTATGGCGATGAGAAGATCAACCCTGCAGGATTCACTGGTTTAGGCGCTTATTTTTACAGTAAGACCAATCAGGAAGATATTTGGGCAGACCAAATCATTGATTGCGGCGGCACAGGTGATAATCTGACTTCTGTATGGTTTGTAGGCTTTGGAGATCAGCAGGTATACGGCTTGTTCCCAGAAGGCGACACCGCAGGCTTTACTCATGAATATTTGGGTAAACAAAAAGTAACAAATGATAAAGGTGAGGTATTCTTTGCTCATACCAATAAATATAATTGGTCCATGGGCCTTGCAGTTAAAGATCCTCGTTATGTTGTGCGTTTGGCCAATGTTGATTTAAAAGATCCTGCTACTACTACAATCTTCGACAAATTGATCGAGGGTTATTATCAGATTGAAAATCCTGATAATGTCAATTTGCAGATCTTCTGCAATAAGCAGTTTGAGGCTTTTATGGCCAAGGCTGCACGTAATGACAAAAATACTATGCTGTCTATTGATACAGTTGAAGGAAAACCTGTTGTTAATTTCTGGGGCGTTCCGTTCCAGCGTTGCGCAGCTATTCTGAATACTGAATCTCAGCTTGTTTAAAAAGGAGGAATATAAAATGGCACGTATTGATGCTCAATTATTGCTGTCTGAGAATCAGGCCGTTACCGGCACAGACGCAAACAGCAGTGTTATTGATTTAGGAAGTACAGGCGGGTTTATGCATCCGCTGTACTTTGACGTAAAACTGACCACACCAATGGCTTCCGGCAAGATTACTAAGGTTAAAGTACAATCTTCTGCAACTGAGGGGTTTGATAGTCCTGCTGATGAAGTTGAGGTAAGTGTACCTGATTCTCTGATTCAAACGATGGCTTGTACTGTGGCACAATTCTTTTCTCCAATCAAATATGGTAATCGTTATATTAGATTGGTTTACACCGCTAGTGAGGCTGTGGGCGGCAAGGTCTTTGCTTATATGACTGACGGCATCCAGGTAACTTTATAATGGCTACTTACAAAGTAAAGCGTAATTGTTTTACTTTGGGTCGTATGTATAGGCGTGATGATATTGTAACGCTTGCAGATAATATTAAGGTTCCTGAACATTTTGTGAAACTTAATAGACCAGCAGCAGTATCTTCCGGTAATGACGATCCGCGTTATCTCCAATATGAAGCAATGAACTTTAATGATTTAAAAGAATTGGCCAAAGAACAGGGAATAAAAACAAGTCAGAAATCCAGGGAAGCTATTATTAATGAATTAGTGGCACTGGCGCAAGATTAAATCAGCCGGGGGCATATGTCCCCGGCTTTCTTTATAACAGAGGTGAAATTATGGATAAGGTTGAGATTTGTAATATTGCACTTAATCATATAGGCATAGCTACAATAGAACGGCTTGACGAAGCCAGCGAACCGGCACGAGTATGCCGTCGCTGCTATGACTATGTTAGACAGGCCGTGTTAAGGAAATTCCCCTGGACATTTGCTACAAGAAGTGTACAGTTAGCTGCTCTTCAAGATGTGCCTCCTAACTGGAAGTATGCATATCGTTACCCTGCTGATGCAGTATGCCTGAGAATGATGTATAATGAACATTTTTGTGGTCTGCCGAGGGATAACCAATATAAAATCGTTTCGGATAAACAGGGAAAAGCTATTTATACTAATATCGGCAATGCCTGGATTGAATATACTGTAGATGTTACTGACGCAGATTTATATGATGCTCAATTTGTAGAGGCATTTGGGTGGAAGCTCGCTGCAGAAATTGCTTATGCGTTGACTGGCAAATTGGATTTAACGCAGATGTGTATCCAGGCTTATAACGCTTATTTTGCAGAAGCCAGTTCTACTGACGCTGATGAAGAACATTTGCTGGATCCGCACATTGACAGATTAGCGGCAGCAAGATTTACGGGGGCATAATTATGGCACTCTATCAATTAAAATCAAGTTTTGCCGGCGGTGAATTGTCACCGTCTATGTATGGACGTACTGATATTGCTAAATATGACAGCGGGGCTGCTGTTTTAAGAAATTTTTTCGTTCTGCGTTATGGTGGCGCTGCTAATAGACCAGGCTTTAAGTTCATAGCGCAGACTTATAATAATAAAAAGGCTGTGCTAATACCATTTATGTACAGCACAGATCAAAATTATATTGTTGAAATTACTGCTGGCAGATGCCAGTTTTATACGGATGGTGGCATTGTTGTTAAAGAAGATGGCTCACCATATAGCATAGAAAACTTTTTTGCTGATAAAGATTTAGAAGATGCTGCAAAAATAAAATATACACAGAGTGCTGACGTGCTTTTCATTGTTCATCCGGCACATGCGCCGATGACACTTACAAGATATGGCAATTTAGATTGGCGCTTTGAGGCAATGGATATTACAGGCGGACCGTTTGATGAAACTAGGTATAATAATAATAGCATCATTACTAAAGTATTAGAATGGAGAAAACCAGGTGCATATAATATAACAATACCGTCTTCGGCGTTGTCAATAAATATTGAAATGGCTGGAGGCGGTGGCGGCGGTGGAGGTGGCATAGAAAGAAAAACTGAACATCTTTCAACCAAATTTAGTGGTGGAACAGGTGGAAGAGGTGCTTTTATAACAAAAGAAATATTAGAAATACCTTCTGAACCAATTTCTTTGATAGTTGGTGCAGGAGGTACAGGTGGACAAGGAAAACAAACTGGAATTGCTGGTAGTGCTGATAATGGTAATAGTGGTGGGACTTCCAGTGCTTTAGGAATCAATGCATTGGGTGGCGGTGGCGGAAAAGGTGCAACTGCTGCTTATGATGGTGGTAATGGCACAAGTTATGGATCCGGTGCTCTTGGTGGCAATGGTGGCTATGGTAATGTTAGTGGTATGAGTGGTAATGATGGTTGGATTAGGCTTTCATACACTTTATCTATTGGCAATAATGCAACAGTAAAAGCTTCGGAGGTGTATGGTGACATAACCCTGACTGCTTCTTCGGCTATTTTTTCCAAGGGTGATGAAGGGAGTCTTTTTTCTCTAACTCACTTTTTAGAAACAGATTACAAAAAAGGGACACCAATTAGTACAGGTGGAGATCTGCAGGTTAGCGTATTGCCGAAATCCAATGTCTATGTAGAAAGTTTTGGTTTTTGGGATGGTAATTTTAGTTTGGAAAAATATGATCCTGTTTCTTTGCAATGGGTAAATGTAAGAACACAGAGTGGGAACAGAAGCCAGAATTATAGCTTGACCGAGGAGAACACGTCTGAAAGTATTGCCAGTTACAGAGTTACTTCTACTGAATTTAATACAGGCGTTTGGAGCGGTGAAAATGAGAAGCAGAGAGGCTATATAACCATTCAAAGCATCGGGGGAGATTATACAGGCCATGTATTGATCACCGAATATGTCAGTCCTACAGTAGTGAAAGGGACTGTAAAAAAACAGTTGGCTTCTACAGATGAAACCCGTGATTTTGCTTTTGCTGCTTGGAATGGTGAAAAAGGGTATCCTTCTGCAACAGGCTTTTATGAAGACAGGTTAGTCTTTGCGGGAAGCAAAGGCTTTCCGCAGACATTCTGGACAAGCAAAACAGGAGACTATTATAACTTTGGAACAAGCATACCGTCTGCCGATGATGATGGAATTACGGCCACTTTAAACGGTGGACAAATGAATGGCATTAAGGCAATTATAGCTTTTGGTGAAATGCTGCTGTTAACAGCCGGCGGAGAATTTAAAGTAAGCGGCGGAGGCAAAGCCATTACAGGAAGCAATGTTTTAAGTCAACCGCAGGAATATAGGGGTGTGTCAGATGTTAATCCTGTCACTATCGGCAGCAGGATTATTTATGTGCAGCACCAGGGCAATATCATACGTGACCTTGCTTACAGCTATGATGTTGATAAATATACCGGTGATGATTTAAATTTATTGGCTTCGCACTTGTTTGAAGGGCATAAAATAATATCTATGACCTATCAGCAGATACCTAACAGTATTGTTTGGTGTGTGCGTGATGATGGTTTGCTGTTAGGGCTTACCTACATAAAGGAACAGGATATCTACGCATGGCACCAGCATACCACGGCAGGCGGGAAGTTTGTTAGTGTATGTAATATCGGAGGGTCAACAGAAGATAAGTTATATGCAGTAATTGAGCGTGGCGGGCAGTATTATGTGGAAATAATGGAAAGCCGTGATAAAAGTACTAATGTAGAGGATCAGTTTTTCGTCGATAGTGGGATAACCTATGAAGGAGAGCCGACCGATGAAATATCAGGTCTTGAGCATTTAGAAGGTTATACTGTGGCTATATTGGCAGATGGAAATGTACTTCCTCAGCAAACTGTAGAAAACGGCAAGGTTCTTCTTGGAAATAAATACAAGAAGGTCCATGTAGGGCTGCCTATAGATGCGGAAATAAAAACACTGCCTATAGATTTTACAGCTCAAGATGGCACATATTTAAGTCGGAAGAAACGAATTGCTACAGTTACATTATTACTTAAAGATAGCCGTGGTGGATTGTTTGGAATGAAGGAGAATGAGTTAGATGAATTTAAATGGCGCAGTAATGAAGCCTATGGGGAACCGATTAGTTTGCAAACAGGTAAGTTTAAAGTAACGATCAAGTCTGCTACTTATGATGAAACTCAGCAGATAATAATTAAACAGCCTGATCCGCTGCCGATGACTGTATTATCTTTGATTCCGGAAATAGAAGGGTAAGGTGTATTATGGCAAAGTATGAATTTGTAAAGCCAACAAGGGCAGATGCGGAGTATATAGCGGCTAATCTTAAACCAGATAATTACAGTGAGCTATATTGTGCTATTGGTCCTAACGCTCTTGATGATATTTTAGATGGATTGAAGCACAGTGATGAAATCGGCTGCCTGCATATCAACGGCGTACCCGCTGCTGTATATGGAGTGAGAAAAGCTTCGATAATGAGCGACGAGGGGCGCGTATGGCTGCTTATGACGAAGGAAACGGAGAACCATAAGGTATTTGTCGGAAGGCAGACTAAAAAGGCTGTAAGAGGGCTTTTAAAGAGATACGACAGGTTATATAATTGGGTCAACGTTGGAAATGATAATATAATGCGTTGGCTTAAATGGCTTGGCGCAGAAATACATGAACCAGCGCCGCATGGAGTTTATAATCTGCCGCATCACTTTTTTGAGTTTAGAAAGGATGATGAATAATGGGCGTAGCGGCAACAATAGGCGCCACTCTTTTGGGTGGCTTTATTTCGGGCAGAGCGCAGCAGCAGCAATATAACGCTGCCGCTCAACAGGCAGAGGTAAATGCTCAGATAGCGAATCAGAACGCAGATAAACTGCAGGCACAGGCTGAAGAACAGTCTAAGTCAAATACTATCAACGAAGAAAACAAACGCCGGCGTATGAATGCTATGTTAAGCCAGCAGAGGGCTAATATAGGCGCTTCCGGTATAACAGCTTCAGGAAGTGCGGCAAACGCTTTAGCTGACAGTGCGTATAATATGGAAACAGAGCTTGCTATTGAACGCTATAATTCAAGGCAAGGCGTTGAGAATATTTTTCAGCAGTCTACTGACCTTGTTAATCAACGTGATATCTATAATCAAAATGCACGCAATTACCGTAAAGCCGGTAAGCGTGCACTTATGAATAATATGCTTATGAGTGGGTTATCCCTTGCAGGTAGTTTATACAGTCCTAAGAGCGCAGGAAAGCAAGGTGCTTCCTCGTATGGAAAAGGAAGTAACGGGTATGGATGGGGTAATAGTGGTAATATATCTTTAGGCGGTTATGATTCTAGTAAATGGAAAACTACTTATGGTACAAGCACAGGTTATAACTGGATTTAAGGAAAGAGTACCAAGAGAGTGGTAAGAGAGTGTTGCATTAGTACGAAATGTATTATATAATAAACAAAAAGAGATAGTCAGTGGTCGCACGCTGGCTCTCCCTCATAATTGTAAAACGTGAAAGGAAGCCGCGCGCCACTGGTGTTAGCGGCTTATTTCATGGCTATTTACAGCCTAAAATGACAATAGCTATTAATGTACTAAAAGCAATCATCAAAGACAATGCTTCATAAGTTGACAATAGCTATCACCCCCCGTAAGGGAAGCCAACACACTGACTATCTCGGACAACATTATAACACACCTTTAAGCGCTTAACAATTTGTTAAAGCGCTTTTTCTATACCCAAAAGGAGGCTAGAATATGGCAATCGACATTTTTCAAGTAGGTGCGCAGTTAGGAGCACCGGCAAGTAAAGTATCTAATGTCCGCTATGATAACAGTGGGCAGCAGGCTGTTGCAAGAGAATCATCTCAGACCGGTAGAATTATTCAGGCCGGTGTTGAACAGGTAAGAGAGCAGATCATAAGAACCGACGTTCTGCAGGCTAATAATGAGTATGTAAAACGTACTAACGATCTAAGAATGCAGTTGATGCAGAAAAAAGAAAAAGGTGCTCTTGACATTGTCGGTGAGTATGAAGCTGGTGAAAGAAAGATACGCAGCGAGCTTATGGCTCAAAGTCCTCAAAGCGTAAAGTACGGCAAAGGTGCTATGTTATTTGATTACAGCACCCAGCAAACTGATAATGCTAATCGCAGGGTTTTGGGGCAATACAGAGCGCAGCAGTTTGAAGCCTGGCAGAATACTACTTTTGCTAATTCTATAAATAGTTCTGTTCAAAAGGCTGTTTTATCTCCTAATGACCCTGCAGTTATAGCCGATGTACAAAAAGAAATTGATTACGCCATAAATTCCAGATATGGAACATATGGAAGAGAAAGGCTTGATTTAGAGTATAGAAAATGGACTGGAGTATTAGGTCAGGCGTTGATAGACAGAAGTTATGCTAATGGCGATATAAATACGGCCGAAGCTTATGTTGAAAAATATGGTCCTTATATGGATCCGGGCGTAACGAGTGCCTACGCTAAAAATGTTTATGCTCGTAAACAAGAAGAACGGCAGTTTAACATGGGACAGAACCTTTATGCTACTTTTGGTGAGGATGAAGGCGCTGCACGTGATTATATCTTTGGCGATAATTTTTCTAATGAAATAGATACAAATGCAATTTTAAAAGCAGCCAATGGTGATATAGGTAAGAATTTTGGTGAAAATCAGTGTACTGTAGGCGTTAATCGCTGGTTGAAAGCAGGCGGGGCTAAAGAAGGAAATACGTGGGCACCAACCAATATGGAAGATGCAAAGAAAAATGGAGTGTTTTTTACCCAACGGAATCAGCTTCGAAATGGTGACATTGTTTATTGGGACTGGGAAGGTAATGATGACAGTGATCATGTTGGTATTTATGAAAAATCTACAGGGAAAGTTATTCAAGCTGGTTCGCACGGAACAGCGAAACTTGATTTAGATCATTATAAAGTTTTAGGGTTTGCTCATCCTATAAGTGCTGCTCCTACATTAGAAGATAAGCAGAAGGCCTGGAACAATTATGTGCAACAGGTAAATATTAATAAATCCATTAAAGCTAATCAGCAAAATATGATCATAAAAAATATAGAACAAAGATTATGGGACAATTTTAAAACAGGTATTATTGATTCGCAGGATATGAGAAATATGGTTTTTAGTGCTTCTGGTGGAGATGCGGATGTAGAACGGACGCTATTAAAATTCGGTGATGATTTAATAGGCATTCAGACAAAAGCTGCCGCTGCAGTATCTAATAGTGGCATTTATAAATCAATCAAGGATGCAATTACGAATAGCACTGTAACACCAGCCGAAGCAGTATCATTAATCAACCAAAACGCAACAGTCTTGGGTGAAGCAGATAGAAGCAGGTTATTGGCTTTTGCTAGAAATCAAGATCCAAGAAATAAGGATGTTGATAAACGTTTAGCTATTATAATTGATGAAACTATTGATGATAAAGTGGAACGCGGAGATTTGCAGGCTTTTCTGGATAATGCATTGCAAGATATTACTGACCCTGATGCAAGATTTGCGACAGGGAACGAAGTTCTAAAAGAGGCGTTTAAAAATCGTGCTATTTATAAAAGTTTTAACAGTAAGCAACTTGAATGGGGCTCTTTAAAGAGTAGCCTTTCACCTAATCTTTCCCCTTATATAGATATTTATCAAAAACGTAACGGCAATAATATTGATTTGGGAAGTGCAAAAACATTTTTTGGAGCTATAAACCCTAATGATTTATATCAAGTATCGGCATTGAAAAAAGTTACAGAAGAAAATAGGCCTATGGATATCCAGGAGCTCAATAAGCAGATTGCTGCTATAGCTTTGAGCAATGGTGTAGATGCAGCTCCGCATTTACTGGAGATGCCACAGCAGAATGAAACCGCAGTACAGCAAAATGAAAGTGCTCCCTGGTTCAGTGATTGGGGAGCCAGTGAGCGTACTGGTTTAGCGGCAATGAATTTCAGTGATGCTATTGAATCTATCAAACAACGTCACTTAGCGGCATTAAGAGGAGAAATTAACGAGGAGTGGTAATATGGCAAGGTCTGTATTGTACGATGTAGCAGCGGCAGGAAAGTTTATACCAGACGATTTAAAGACTAAAGCATTACAAGGAGCTAATGCAAATAATATATCGCTTCAAATGGCAGCTCGTAATCCTGATTATTATTTACCTAAAAACTTTGATTATGACTGGAATAAATATGAGAAGATCGCACCAAGAACAGCAGAGGCGTTAAAAGACCCTGTGCTTATGAGCATTGCCGGTACTAAAGCTGCAGAATTTTGGGGCGAGCAAGAAAATAACTGGAAAAGTATTACAGCGCTGAAAAATGGTTTTAAGAATGTTGCTCGCAGCGGTTATGGTGCAGTTGCACTGCTTGCTGATTTGGGTGCAGATAAAAAAGATGTTGACTTGACAACGGAATCCAAGGTTTTTAGCGCAGATACAATAGGACGGCTTTTGTATGCTGTCGGTGGAGATAAGCTAAAAACTATTGGTACTGAAGCTAAACGCATTGGTGGCAGTGAAATATTTAAGCCGGAAGAAGTAAAGGCTGAAACTGCGGCAGGCCAGTTTTATTATGACTTACTGCAGAATGCACCACAATTAGCGGCACAGGTCGGCGTCGCAATCAGTACAGGCGGCTGGAGTGCTGCTGCTTTTATGGGCAGTCAGATTGCAGGCGGCCAATATTTAGATCTTACTGAAGCTGGGGTATCTAATGACAGAGCCAGAGCTGCGGCGTCTTTAAACGCTGTTGCACAGTCTGCTCTTGAAAAAGTGGGCTTGGGCAAAGTCATGGGAGCAGGAGCAAGAGCCGCTAAAATCGCAACTATGGGCGGTAAGGCCAAAGAAGTTTTTAAAACTGCATTGACAGAAGGCATTACTGAATGGATTCAGGAATACCCGGATGCTGCTGCTGAAATATGGGCTAAAAATGCGAATCTTTCCACTCAAGAGCAAATACTTAAATTTTATCAGGAGTTTGGAGAAGTCACTAAAAGAGGCGCTTATTCCGGTGCTATTGGTGCGGTGTTTGGTGGGCTTGGAGGTTCGGTAAGCATTGCCGTAGACCGTAATGCAAATAGAGTTATGCAGGAGCAGGCTGTACGTACTGCGGAAACGATGAAAAACAGTAAGGACGTAGATATTACTGCCAGCAAACTAGTACTGAACCAAACGACAGAAGAAAAGGCTTATGTAGATGCTGAAACCCTTTTTACATATGCGCAGGCAAATCCTAACCTGGATGTAAAAGATACCTTTGGCATAGAGGTTTCTGAACTGCAGGCGGCTGCTGTTCGTGGTGAGGATATTGAAATGCCAATGGGTACGTATTGTGCGGCAGAGGCTCAAAATCCTGGCTTTTTCCAGGCTGTAAGCAATAACGTAGCTTTTGAACAGGGTGGTTATACAGAAGAACGCGCCAGAAATAAAAAAGCTCTCCAAAGCGCTTATAAAAAAGCGTTGGAGAACGACGAGGAATTTAGAACTGCAGTTGATACTTTTAGAAATGAATTGACCGAAGCGGGACTAAATCAAAAGGAAACAGGTGACGTCCTGGCTATTTTAACCAGCCGTGCTATGATTGCTAATCCTGATGACCCTATGCAGTATTTCAGAGATAACCCTTTAAGCTTCAAACGAGTTATCAGCACTCCTAATGGCCGGTATATGCAAACTAAAAGTGCTAACGAAAAATTGCTTGAGGATGAAAATAACTTTTCTGGTATCGTAGATGAATATACTGCTGGGAAAATAAATGATACTAAAACATATAATGTTATGACGACACCGCTTGCATTGGGACTTGCGGGCGGTAAAATTTTGCCTGTGACTATTGACGGAAGTAAGATTAAACATATTTTTGACGGACATTCTGATGGTATGACACCGGAGCTGTTGAAACAAATTCCTCGCGCAATGGCTGACCCGATGATGGTATTAGATTCTTATTCTGGTCGTAAAATTGTAGTGCTTGATTTAAAGGATAAGCAAGGATCTACCATTATTGTTCCTTTAGAACTTGATGTAGAGCGTAGTTGGTATAAAGTTAATGCAATTACGAGTGCGTACGGTAAAGGCGGAGAAAGTGGTACAGATTATAACTGGTTTATAGAACACAATCTAAAAAAAGGTAGAGTATCATATATAAATAAAGAAAAGACTGCCAAGTGGCTACCTTCTCCTAGCAGCGATTCCGCTAGCAGAATAACCGACCTTGACAGTCTTCTTAATAATAGTATACCAGATGAAAATGCACTCCGCAAGAGACGAGAAGAAATGCAGGGATACTACCAGACAGCTTTTCACGGAAGCCCACATAAATTTGAAAAATTTGATTTGGGGTCCATTGGTACAGGAACAGGAATACAGGCCCATGGATGGGGTTTGTATTTTGCTTTCAGCAAAAATACTGCTAAACGATACAGGGATAGATTGAAAGGTAGCCGTGATACATATACTGGCGAAGGGTCTCTAGTTGAAGTTGAAATCCCTGAAAAAGATGTATTACTTGATGAAGATAAATCTATTGAAAAGCAACCGCCTAAAGTACGCGAGATTATTAAAGCTGAATTAGAAAGAATTGGTGGGAGTGCGAATAGCGGCAAAAGCTTTTATAAAGAATTAATGTTTGAAATGAAAAGGAGGGGGGCTGAAAATCCAGCCAGAGCAGCGTCTGAACATTTAAATAAATTAGGAATAAAAGGCATTAAATATGTTGGAATGGTAGACGGAGAATCATATGTAATTTTTGACGATCAGGCAATAAAAATAATCAACAGTTATAATCAAAAAGTTAATAACGATAAGAAAGGTTCTATCACCTGGGACGAAGAAGGCAAAGCAATTATCAGCCTGTTTGAAGGTGCTGATATGAGCACTGTTATTCATGAAGCTGTCGGACATTACTTTATTGAGAATCTCATACGTGAAGGGGCTCTCCCTAATGCTACAGAGCAGATGAAAAAAGACCGTCAGACTATGCTTGATTATGCAGGTGTAACTAAAGACTGGGATAGCTTGTCGCAGGAAGAAAAAACAGCAGCACATGAACGCTGGGCAGAGGCCGCAGAAACTTATATGCTTGAAGGCAAGGCGCCCTCAAAAGAGCTGCAGCCGGTATTTAACAGGTTCAAAAAATGGCTGCTTGCTGTTTATAACGCCGTTTTTTCGGATAAGCGCAGTAAAAATGCTGTTCCAATCAACGATGAAGTAAGGCAGGTTTTTGACAGGATGCTGGCCAGTGAAGAGCAAATATCAGAAATGGAGCGTATTGACGGTTATTTTTCTGCTTTGCCAGATGTTGTGTTAGATGCACTTTCAGAACCACGTAAGCAAATGCTGCGTAATTTTGCTGCTAAAGCTCACAATAAGGCAGTACAGTTATTAACAAAAGAAAGCCTTGTTAATTTCAATCAGGAGCGTAAAGACCGGATTCAAAAATATCGTGAAGATATAGAGCCACAGGTCAAAGAAGCGATTGCAAAACAGCCGTTATATATGGCTTCTGAGCAGATACTTGATATTGCATCTGATTTAAAAACAGCGAAGGGCGTAGCTAACAGATATTTAGAAGGCAATTTTGATGAAAGTAAAATGGCAACTTTTGATATGATCGCTGAAGCTAATGGTTTTACGTCCGGTGACGAGCTGGCTAAAACGATTATGTCAGAACCATCTTTTAATGGTGCGGTTAACAGACATATTGATGAAATGGTGCAAGACGCCTTCCCTGATATTTACAAAGAGAGAGGGCTTGCTGAAGAAGCTGCACGTGATGCTATGTATAATGACGAGAGCGGTCTTTTGATAAATACAGAAGCACAGCTTATTGAGGATAAAGCACAAGGTTTGTTAAAGGGTCAGCGTGATGCTGAAACTCTTAGAAAACTTGCTGTTGCACGCAGGCAAACAGCTAAAATCCAGGCACAGATGGACCTGCAGAATAGAGTAAAATTAAAGGAGGCTTTGAATACCCAAAAGTATATTACTGCAGAAAGAAACGCTGCGGCTAAAGCTGCTGTGGCATTGGAAAATGATGATTATTCTGCTGCGGTCCGATATAAAAACGTCCAGGCGTTTAATCATGCTTGTGTAGTTGAAAGCGTAAGACTGCGCAATCAGTATGCTAAGTGGCAGAATTATTTCAGGAAGCAGGCTAAAGCTAAAAGGGAAACGTGGGGTAATGAAAGAAACTTTATTCAAGCAGCAGCAATTATGGAAAGGTTCGGTTATAAGCGTAAAGATTATTCTGATTTTGAAAAGACAGAAACTTTATCAGACTATCTGAATGATATGGATGATCTTTATGACAATGTTGCAGTTGCTGATTGGATAATGGATGAGGATGTTAGCATTACAAATCCTCGTGAACGTATGACGGCAAGCCAGCTTGAAGATGTAGTAAATGCGCTTAAAAATATCAAAGCGATCGCTAAACAGGAAATGAGTATCAATGCTTTACAGAAAGGTGCTACCTATGCTGAATTTAAAGCTGAAGCACAGAAAACACTTAATGAGCTGAAAACTATCTGGAAACCGCAGGTTGGCGTTGCACAGCAGCCTACAGTAATGGAGAAGCTAAAAGCATCTTTACGCAGTACGGACAATCTTTTTGAAATGATGGACGACTGGCAGTATGGATTTTTCAGCAAACATTTTGGCGCAGCTATTAGAGAAGCGGCCGATAATGAAACAAGAAAAATTTTAGAATATGAGGAAAAAACAGCGCAGGCTTACAGGGAATGGCTGCCGGATAAAGCTGCAGAAAAGGCGGCCGATTATCAGGAAAAATATGACGAGCTAGGTACTTCTGTAGATAAGCACGTTTTATTAAAAATGCTTATGAATTTAGGAAACGAGAGCAGTGCCAGAGTATTGTGCAGCACTAGACCGGTAGGCTTTGAAAGTTCTGCCTTGTGGGTAGATGGCGATATCGTACAGACTAAAATCAATTTACTTGACTTCTTAGGGCGTAATCTTACTGAAGCGGATATAAAATATGCACAGGCTAAGATAGACATTGCAGAGATGCACTGGTCTGAAATGGAAGCTCTTGAAACGCGTTGGACAGGTTTTAGTCCTAAGAAAGTAGAAGCGTCGCCTGTAGAGTTGACGTTATCAGATGGCAAGACTGTCGTTATGCGTGGCGGTTATTTCCCACTGATGCGTGACGGTGATACTGGTTCTAAACACGCTGGGCAAGAAGTTATTTCTGATACTGACCCCAGACAAGGCCGCAATATTAGAACAATGAGCACCAGACGAGGCCATTTAAAAGAACGTGTTAAGGCTAAATATCCTGTTAATCTGAAACGTGGAGCAGAGTTTAATGTTGCTATGGATGCGATACATGATCTGTGTTTCCGTGAGGTTATGGGCGATTTCCGCAAAATTATGAACGATCAGGAAATGTATACTCTGATTAAAGAAAAATTAGGCTTGGCCGATTTCTCCGCCTTTAAAGAATATCTTGAACGTGCGGCAAATCCTCAAGGTACTAACAGCGGTTCTGTTGGTGAAAGCTGGATGGGCAGTGTTGCTAACTGGCTTAGGGCTCGTACTGTAAATGCTGCTATTATGCTTAATCTTAAAACTGCCGTTCAGAACTTGGGTAATCCCTTGCTTTATGGTAATGCTGTAGATGGTTTTGGATATAGTGATGTCGTTGCCGCTGTGAGTAATTATAGTATGAATATGCAACTTGCAGAGGGCTATAAATCGGCTAAGGAATTTGTTTACAGCAAATCCCCTTGGATGAAAGAAAGGTCTGTGCTTCCTGATATTTCCCTGCGGGATATGAAAGAAATGGAAAGCCTGAATCCTATAGAAAAGAAAGCTGTTGAATTTGGCACAAGATTGCTGGTCGCTACTGATAATCTTTCTGCTATTCCAGTGTGGATGCAGGCGTATGGCAAAAAAATAAGGGCTGGTGCAGGCGAAGCAGAAGCTGTGGACTTTGCCAATACGGTTATTAGACGTACACTTGGCAGCAGCAGAGTTACGGAGGTTGCACCGCTTTTGCGTGGCGGACCTATGCTTAAACTGTTTACTACCTTCCAAGGCTTCTTCAATACACAATATAATCAGTGGGCCAGAGAGTATAATATCTTCTTAAAAGAAAAAGACATAATGCGTCTTACTTCGTTTGTGGGAGCTAAGTTTGTAATGTTTGCTTTTATAAATTTGATGTTGTCGGCCGAAGATCCATTTGAAGAAGATAAGGATGAATATCAAAAAATATCAAAGGAACTGCTTACTTACCCTATGAGTTTAGCCGGACCGGTTGGGCAGGTTGGTAATGCTATCTGGAGCAGGGCTTTAGGCATGCAGACTTACGGGTATAGAATGACTGCAGTACAAGGCACGATAGAGCAAATGGAACGTGCTGCCGGTAAGGTACAAAAGGTTTATCAGGGCAAAGCAGATTATGACGAATTGGTTGAGCCTACTGCAACATTTGTTGGAACAGCATTAGGCGTGCCTGCACAGTTAAACAAATTATTCTTTAACGGATATGATATCTTGTTCAATGGTATGGAGCCAGAAGTTGGCGACATCTTTAGACGTAGGCCGAAAAAGGAACGGTAAAAGCCCCCCCGAATTCGAGGGGGTTTTTAAAAAGTTTCCGACAAAATGCCCTTTAACAAGAGTTAAAATAGTAATGTAAGGTTATTGGATATGAGAGCAGAGGCGATGTAAAAAAATTAAAAATGTATCCGACAAAACCACTATAAAAATGAGTTAAAATAGTATCATAAAGTTAGTTAGAACTTAATAGAAAGCGCTTACTTCGGTAGGCGCTTTTTTATTTGGAAGGAGAGACGATTTATGGAAAATTTAGTGCAAATCATTGACAGGCAGGTAGTTGTTTCCAGTCGGCAGGTTGCTGAAAAGTTTGGTAAAGAACATAAGCATGTATTAGATAGTGTTCGTGAAATTCTGAAAGCCGAAAATTCGGCTGTCAGATTTTTTCAAGAAAATATGTACAAGGTAGAGGGGAATAATAAAAGCTATCCTGAATATCTCATGAACCGTGATGGGTTTACTTTACTCGCAATGGGGTTTACTGGTAAAGAGGCTTTGCAATGGAAATTAAAATATATTGCTGCCTTTAACGAAATGGAAGAATTGTTAAAAGAGCAGGAAGTAATTCCAAAAGATTTGCCGGCAGCTCTTAGAATGGCCGCTGAAATAGCAGAAAAAGCTCAGGCTCTACAAATTGAAAATACGCAGCAAAAGCAGATCATAAATGAAATGCAGCCTAAAGCAAGCTATTATGATTTGATTCTGCAAAACAACACTCTGATGTCGGTAACGCAGATTGCAAAAGACTATGGTATGAGCGCAAAGAAAATGAATAGCCTGCTTCATGAATTAGGTGTTCAGTATAAACAAGGCGGTATATGGTTTCTGTATGAAAAATATCAATGTGACGGATATACCCAAAGTAAGACTTTTCCTACTGCTGACGGTGAAAATAGATTTCATACTTATTGGACGCAGAAAGGACGCTTATTTATTTATCACTTATTGAAGAACCAAGGCGTACTTCCAGTTATAGAACAGGAGAGAAATTATGGATAAAGAGGCTATCATACAAGACCAAATAAATTTACTGTTGGAGGAGCAGAAGAAGGCTGCATCTTTGGACGAGAAGTTAAAGATAGCATCAACCATAGCCAGTATGCTAAATGCCACTGTGGTTAAAGATGCTCCGGCCGCAGTAAAGGTTTAAGGGTGGTGAGAATATGACGGTACAGAATACGACAGTTAAAGATATTTATGTTGGTAATGGAGCGACAACGAAATTCCCAATAACATTTCAGATGACGGATCATCCTGAATATATAAAAGTATATATTACAGGTGATGATAGCGTTGCCGTAGAAACGGAGAATTTTTCTGTTGATCTTGGAGCAAAAACAGTTACTTATCCAGCTAATGGCGATCCGCTGCCTGATGGACATAAAATAACTATTTATCGTGAGCTGCCATTGTATCAGCTAATGAACCTGGTTAATCAAGGACCTTTTTTTGCAGAGAATATTGAACTGTCTTTTGACGATCTAACTTTTATATGTCAGCAATTAAATGAAAAATTGAATAGGACATTATCTGCTGGTATTGATGTAAGTAATTTTAATAATACTTTTCCGATAAAGGCTGGAATGAGTTTTAGAATCAATGATGCTGGTGATGGGCTTGTGCTGACGGAGGACCCTGCGAGGGTGTTACCTTTAGCTAAAGATGTATTAGAGCAAACGAAACAGGTCAAAGAGAGCGCCGTTAACGAAACAACAAATATTAAAAATACTGCAATCGAAGAGCTGACCGCTATAAAAGATGCTGCAGTAAATGAGACTGCGGAAATAAAGGACGAAGCTGTTGCTGCTAAAAATACCGCTGTTAAAGCTGCGACTACTGCGGCAGAAGATGCTGTTAATAACGTTCAAACGTTACTTGATGAAAAAGTGGCTGCCGCAGAAAACGCAAAAAGTGTAGCTGTTTCTTCTGCTGAATCAGCATTAGCAAGTAAAAATGCTGCGGCTGCATCACAGTCGTCTGCTGCTGCCAGTGCGGAAACAGCCCAGGCTTCGGCAGAATCAGCTTCTAGCAGTGCTGATGCAGCATTAGCAAGTAAAAATGCAGCATTAACAAGTGAGAATAATGCGAAAGCTAGTGAAACCAAATCTGCAAAAAGTGAAGAAAATGCTAAGGCTGCTGAAGCTGCTGCAGAAAATAGTAAAAAAAGTGCTTCAGATTCCGCTAGTGCGGCTTCTAGTAGTGCTGAATCTGCATTAGAATCTAAAACGTTAGCTGCAGCATCAGCAAATTCAGCTTCTGCGAGTAAGACAAGTGCAGAAAGCAGTGCTGAATCAGCAGCATCTTCAGCAACTACAGCTACAAGGCAGGCAGACAGAGCGCAGGATATTGCTGATAGCTTAGAAGGGTTAGCTGGCATTACTGGTATAGCGACAACAGATGAAGCTATCGCTGGTATAGTTGATAACAAAGCAATGACACCGTTAAAGACGAAAGAGGCTATAGAGCAAGGGGCTAATGTTTTTACAGCTTTAAATACTTTCCACGCAAACATTGCTGTATCAAATGGCGCCGCGGCAGGCAGTAGTGGTAGTATAAGTTTTGGTGTTTCTCCGACAAGTGAGGTATTACAAGCAAGAATAGGTACAGATAATTTAGGTGGATTATTTTATCACGCAAGCACAAATCAACCTCATGTATTTAGAGTTGGAACGAATAATAATGTGTTTGTCATACGTGACGATGATACGAAAGTAGCTTTTTCTAGCAATAATAATTTCTTTTCAACGGTCACACATGATGGTGTTGCAAAATGGTTAGGTAATGCAAATACAGCTACGAAACTAGAAACCTCCCGCACAATAAACGGCGTGGCTTTCGACGGTACGAAAGACATAACCATATACAATACAGAAGGACACTTGGTGTTCCCAAATGGTGCTGAATTTTGGATAGGGTGATATTATGGCAGAATTAGCAAAGAAATTGCATTTTAAAAAAGATGGAGTTGAACAAACGGCGAAAGCCTACTCTACTACTGCCGAAGTTGGGGAACATTGGGTAAATGCTAAGATAGACGGCGTTCCTGCTTATGTTGCTATTGGAGACATAGCAGACAGCAGAGCGACAAGCGGTAGGGTTAAAGGTAGTGGTGGCGATTCATACGCTATATTAAACAGTGGAAAGCCTCCCTACAATAAGGTTGAATATAGAACTCCAGGTACTTATACTATTACATTTGCTGCTGGAGTTACAAGTGCTAAAGCAACTGTTGCTGGTGGAGGCGGCGGTGGAGGTGGCGGTTCGTATAATGGTACAGGAGGTACTGGTGGGAGCGGTAACCTAATTGTAGGCGTGAAATCAGTTACATCTTCTACACCTTACAGTGTTATTGTTGGAGCAGGAGGTACAGGAGGTGTTGGTGGGAGCGGATCTTTTGGTAAAGGAAGCCAAGGGGCTAATGGTAATGCGTCATCTGCATTAGGGATAACGGCCAGTGGAGGCGGTGGCGGCGGTGGTGCTTCGGCAGGTAGTAATGGTAGTGCTGGAACTAGTTATGGTTCTGGTGGAGCAGGAGGCGCTGGTGGTAATAGTGCTTCTATTGGGGGGACTGGAGGTACTGGTAATACTGGTAATAACGGCTGGGTAATTATAGAATACGGTGGTGATATTTAAATGGCAAAAAATAGATTCGCACAGCCATTGTACGGTAAGATAATTTATATTTATGAAACTAATTTAACAATGGAGCAGTTACCTACTATTTTCGATCCGTCTACCTATTGGATTGATGTAACAGGTTTAGACTGCGAAGTAGGTTATTTAGTTAGTTTCAAAGAAGGGGTAGGGCTTGTTTTAGCACCACCGCCTAACGAAGAATATACATTTGAAGAGTTAAAAGCCCAAAAGCTTGAACTTGTTGACGCATGGACAGCAGATAAAATTACTGGCGGTTTTATTTCTCAATGCACCGGTAGCCCTGTGAGGTATGATAGCGATAAAGATACTCAGCTTACGATGCAGGGAATTGCACTGAATGTCAGCACAGAACGTTTTGCAAACGAATATCCGTTAGGATGTCCAGTCCGGGGCTATAAAGAAGGGGAAACTGAAAAAACAATACAGTATCTTAACGCTGCTCAGGTATATACCTGGTGTGCTGATTTATCGTCTCATATAGGTGCTTGCAAGCAGCAAGGATGGATTAAACAAGCACAAGTAGAGGCGGCGTTAAGCAAAGAGGATTTGGACGCTATTATATTAGATTAGGCGGTGCATTGATATGGCAGAAGGAGATACTAGAAGAATTTTTGAACGGTTAGATCAAATGGGCCAGGAGATAACTAGGCTAGTTGTCTTGGGTGAGGCGAAAAACAGACAATGTGATCAGCAAGAAAAAACAATTGCCGATCACGAGGAACGTATAACAAACTTAGAATGTCAAAGCGGTTGCATACGCGGAAACGTAAGTTTATTGGCTTGGTTGGCGACATTAGCGGTAGCTGTTTATGGTGTAGTTATAAAGTGAATGATCAAAGGGATAAGTGATATTTATGTTTGAGAAAATAAAAAACTTAATAGTGAGTGCCAGAAACAAAGTAGCCTCAATGTCGCCAAAAATAATGGCTGTCATTGTAGGCTATTTTATTGCAGTCGTTTTACTTATACTGACCTATTACGCTGCGTGGATGTATATGTGGTTGTGGTTGGATAAGATTGTTATGTCTGACCTGCTGGCGCTGATAAGAGAGATCACAGGTCCGGCTATGGTTGCATTTGTGACTTTTATAGCTACGAGTTTAGTAGACAAAAACGAGAATGGAGTGCCTGATCCATTTGAAAAGGAGGCAGAGAATAATGGTGACAAAAAGAATCACTTTAGATGAGCTACGGCAGTTAGCAGCAAGGGCTAGAGGTAATATTGATAAGATCTATCTACATTGGTCAGCTGGTAATTATCACCAGTTTTTTAGTGACTATCACCTAAACATTGACAGCGACGGCGCTGTTATGGCGACAACAGATGATTTAACTGAATATAAGGCTCATACATGGCGGCGCAATTCTAGAGCTATTGGTATTGCTTTATCGTGCTGTGTAGATGCTGTAGCCTATGCTGATGGGAATATCGACTTTGGCAACGTGCCACCGACAGAGTTACAGATAGATAGTATGGCGAAAGTTGTAGCTGTACTGTGTGAGGAACTTGGATTGGACATTAATGCCGATACCGTAATGACACATGCAGAAGCAGCAGACTTAGACGACTACGGCCCGGCAACTACTTTTGAACGCTGGGACTTGTGGAAATTGCCAGATGTGCCAGGCGACGGAGAACTGAAACCAGGCGGTGATGTTATTCGTGGTAAGGCTATCTGGTGGCATCATAATTGGTAAAGATTGTATAAGGAGGTGACTAATATGAAAAAACAGCGTATTTTGATTTGGGCTGGTATTGCTCTTGCGATTTTGGTAGGGTGCATTACTTATCACAATCTGTAAGATAAAACCCAGCCACAGAATTAGCCTGTGCGTTGTTTTATCTCCAAAACACTAGGAAATATAAGTAGGAGTATAGAAAACGGCGCACAGGTTGATTATATTGAAAATAGAACTATCTTAATGATAATGAAATAGAATTTAAATTGAAAGAAGGGCAGAAAGTGAATGAAGAAAAACAAATCAGGTATAGCAAGTATCTTATTATTAGTTTTGCCCTTATTGCTGTGCTTATCATTTTCTTTAAATTGTTTTGCGGAGGAACTTCCGGAAACAATAACGATGTCCAGGGAACAGTTCAAGGAATTGCAGACGATAATAAACAGACAGGAAAATCTGTTGATAGGGCTATCGAACACGTTGGAACTGCAGCAGATGAACTCGAACGAGCTGAAGAAGCTAATCGAAGAGCAGCGTTTATCTTATCAGAAGATAAGGAGCGAGCTAATGCTTGCGCAGGAATCATTGTCGAACTCCAAAAAAACAATAGCAGAGCAAAACAAATCCTTGCAGACGTTGAGCGTTCAAATGAAACAGGAGAAGTCCAGAAGTGAATTAAAGCAGAGGCAGAAGGCCTTTTGGGGATTTGCAGGAGGGGTATTAGTAGGAGCTATAGCAGCGAGCAGGTGATTATATGGATACTTGCCGTTTGCAGGCAAGAGATTGGCTTTCGCAGTCCACACGAAAGGAATTTGAAGCAATTATTTCAGAAGCCAAACTAACGCCGCGGCAAATAGAAATTATAGAACTCAAATTTATTCACGATCTTAAAAACTATCAAATAGCGATGAAAATAGATACGTCAGTGCAAACGGTCGAAAGAGATCTGCAGCAGGCGTATAATTCAGTTAAGAGAGCATTAAAGGCAGTCACATAATAGTTGTGGCTGCCTTATTTTTTATGCCTATATTAGGGAATTATGAGGGAATGTTGACGGATTATAAGAGCTGATTTAACGGATAATATAGTTAAGATAAATGAACGGAGGCAAGACTATGAGTGGCAATATGAATTTAGGAATTACAAGCAGTTCTGTACTTACTACATATCCACAAACGATGACTTGCATTGTAGATGGAACAAATATTATTCAGGTTGATTTTTATGGGAACAGGCAGAAGATTGGAGTTACTCAAAATGCGTATGATGAGTTAGAAAAAATCAGTAATGAATATTATAACAAGCTTGTTGAACTTAAAGTAATTACCCAACCTAAAACACCAGAACAGCAGATGCAGGAGCAAACGGAACTTATGGCAGATATGCTGAAAGAAATGCAGAATATGAAGCGTGAAATCGAGGTGCTTAAAAATGATCAATCCACAAGCTGTAGCACAAATGCTGAGACTAAACCAGCAGGACACGAACCGCCTTGCGGAAGCATGGGCGACGGCGATGAATGTAGCGAACAAGGTTAATAGTAAGGGTGATGCGCTAAACGCTTTGGCTAAGAATGGTGTTAGTTCAGACATTGTTACTAAGGTCAATGGATATTTAAATAATCCTATGGCTGGATTTATTGCTAAGGCTGCTGGTGTAGATCTTAACAAAGTAAAAAATATAGTCGGTGATTTACAGGGAACCGGCGGAACTGTTCAGCCTGATATTAATCAAGGGCAACAGCCAAATGATAATTTAGCAAGGTTACGTGCAGGGTTACAACAGCTTAAACGCTGATGTGATAAATAAAATATCAAGAAAGGAGTTGTTTGCAGATGGACGAAAAATATTATGGCGGTTTTAACACTTGGGGGATTGCTATCTTCTTGATTATCCTGTTTGCTGCTTTTTTAGGCAATCGTGGTGGTTGGAACAATAACGGTGCTGCTCCTGCATATGGTTGCAATGCTGTATCTAATTGCCAGGTAGAAAAACAGGGAATCATCGACAGCGCGCGTACTCAATATTTGATTGAGAATACTGCTCGTCAAACCCAAGAGCAAACTATGGCTGGCTTCTCTGCACTCGGTACGAAGATTGACTTTTATGAGTATCAAAACCTGCGTGATCAACTTGCTCAGGAACGTACGAAAAATGTCGTTCTGGAAAACCGCGTATACAGTGATGCTAAATTCAACGCTGTAGAAGCTCAACTGGCTTCTATCTCTTGCCGTATGCTTCCGAAACCTGAGGTTACTGGTATTGGCGCAGTTTGCCCGAATGCCGGCATTATCAATGGTTTGGGCATTAATAGCCTGAACGGCGGTTGCAACATGGTTTAAAGGGGTTTAAAAGTAAGGCTCCGTCGTAAGACGTGATACAGGGCGGAGAAATCCGCCCTATTTTTTTATAGGAGATGATAATATGTGTGGAAATAATGGATGTAAAGTATGTCCTAATTTAGTTGCCAGTACTGAGGTGGCAGTTGCTGCTAATGAATTGCAAATTACAATTCCGGCGATGACAATAAATAATAATGAAAAGATTTGTTTGTTAATTGCCCAGGCAATCCCTGCAGGTGCTGATACACTGCCGGTAGTTATTTTAAATGGTACAGGCGGTACAGTAATTCAAATGATTAACCGTTGCGGTGACGGAGTAAGAGCAGATCAAATCCGCAGCAGAAAAATTTATAATTTGCGTGTGATGACAGAACCGCCCTTAGCAGTGGTTCGCAGTAATAATCTTTGCTGCACAGCTTTTGTATGGCCACAAATTACACCGCCTACAGTTACTCCATCGTCTGTTACTTTAAAGAAATGAGGCGTTGGCAATGGGCAATTTATTGATTGGCTTTACAATAGCATTTCTTTCAAGTAGAGAAGGTCAGGAAATAGCTAAAAAGGTTGCAAAGAAAGTGCTTGAAAATCTTTCGGAAAAACCTAAAAAGAAGGACGGTGAAGATAATGCATAAGTACGATCATTATGCAGAGCATATTGACGGTGACAAATTAAAAGAAGAACAGGTTGATGATATTGTTTGCTGTGCATTAGAAAAAATCAAAGTCATCGACGAGGAAGATTACGAAGCTATAATGATGAAAATTCATTGTATAGCTTATGGTCCGCACTTTGATGAACACCTTGCTAAAAAGGCCGTTTCGGAAATGAAAAATGTTGACGGTACTACCGGAGAACATTGGACAGTAGAAGAAACTACCCGTGTTATGGATCAGAACGGTGTACATGCCAATAAGTACGACTGGTATTATTTAATGAATATGCTGCATAGCGATTATTCGAATCTCTGGGGAGAAGATGTTGCGCAGTATGTAAAATTTGCCAAGGCATACATCAACGATCCTGATGCTGGAGCAGGTAAAGTTTTTTATCTGTGGAGAGCGGGGAAACATCATCATTAATATGTCAAAAGTGGTCGCAGTTTTGGTCGCACTTTAGTGTTTTTTAATGCCATTTCACGACTTCTTACGGCACTATCAAGAATATGATTCACAAAAAATAAAAACCGTCAAAGCCCTTGAAAACTAGGCTTTGACGGTACTTTTTTACTGGTACGCCCGAGTGGAATCGAACCACCGCACACGGCTCCGGAGG